TCTTTTTTATTTCTTCGCCTAATCCGTTTTTTAAATCACCTATAAATTTCTTTTTTCTAATTTCAGTCATAAACTTATCACCCATGATTTCATTTTCGATTTGTTTAATCTCTCTGTTTATCATTTTATCATTCATATCCTAGCTATTTTTTCTTTTAAACCTTGATACAATGGATTTGGTAAATCACTTCTAGAAAACCAACCATAACCCAAATTCTCATGGTCTAATTTAGGTATAAATTCTGACATTGTAAACCCTTTATAATAATGAAAGACTCTATTTTTTTCTGGTATGTATTCAGTTCTATCATATTCAAAACTTATTAAATCTTCAGCATCTAAGCTTAATTCTTCACCAATCTCTCTAATCAAAGTATCAACTGGTTTCTCACCTTCATCCATCCCACCAGACATAAGAGACCATTTAGGATTAGGGTCATTTCTATGAAGCAAGAAAACACGATTAGTTTTTAGACATTTAATAAGAACTCCAGCAACTTGTTGTTCACCACCAGATTCATTTAGTGTATCATCATCATATGGTGGTTCACCATCATTAATGACTTTGATAAAATCTTCTTCTATGGCCTCTCTTAATAATGTTTTAATCAGCGTCTTCATTTTTAAATTTTATAGTATTACTTTTATTGGCTTTTTTATTAAATTCTTTTTCATCAATAAATTTCCAATACTTATCTTTTTTCTTTTTTTTATAATAAACATCAGAACCGCCAATATCTCTTACTTGGTATTGATATCCATCATCTTTACTTTCGATAAGTAAAACACTTAATCTATGTTTTATAAATTCTTTCACATTCTTTTTAATATAAATATTGACTATATAGTGTATAATCACTATATTTAAACAAAAAAACTATGGTTACATTAATTTTTATTCTTATTTGTTACGGAGCTTGTAACAATATGATTTACGGTTCCGTGTTTGAAGGTTGGAGAAACTTTCTAGCTAGAATGGGTACTAGCGGTTATAGTATCCACAAACTATTCACATGTTTTATGTGTCTAGGTACTTGGATGGGTTTTGCTGTATCTGGTATTATGTTATACTTTGGATATGGTAAACTTACACCAATGGGTAGTTTAGGTGTTGATTCACCTTATTTACTTGTTTTCTTTAATGGTTTAATCTCCGCTGCTGGTGTATGGTTAACACACACAGTACAAGAAGCGTTTGAGCGTGCTTTTGCCAAACAAGATTAGACAAAATAAAAAAAGCCCTTTTAACGAGGGCTTTTTTAATTTTAATCACAATCGGGTTATCTTGGTGGTAATTCCACTTTTGATGAAAGATTTTTAACTTTATCGTTTTGTTTTTTAGCTTTCATCATTTCAATATTTCTTTTAGCTCTTTCTTCTTCTTCAATCATTTCTAACTCTTCCTCAGTCAATTCAATTGGATTTCCATTTTCATCTAAATACGATGGAATTGGTTGATTGGATTCGGTTTGATTTCCAGAACTATTAAATTCTTTTTCACCAGATGTAAGATGTTCACCAACGTTTTCTGGATAAAAATCTTGTGGTGTTTCAATGATTTCTTCTTCATATGTTTCATCTATATCAACATCCACATCAAAATCGTTTAGTTTAGGAACTAAATCTTCTTCACTAAAACTAAATTTAAGTCTTTTTAATTTATCTAAATTATGTTTTTTAAACAATTCTTTTAATTCGTTAACTTTTTCACGTAACAATTCATGTTTCTTTTCTCGTTCAACATTAATATCAATTGTTTTTTTAACGTAAGCTAATAATTCATCTAAACCAATGCCACTAACTTCACTAAAAAGCATATAGTAATTCATTTCGTCATTACCTTTAATCTTTTTAATTTTAGTATCATCTGGCACCATCCAACCTTCTTTAAAAACAGCATCAACTAATGGTGTCCCCTCTAAGTAACGGATACCAATAACGTATGGTTGTAAAGAGTCTAATGTTTTTTGTATATTCGACATGTAGTTATTTCTTTAAATTGTTATGCCAGTAATAATAGCTGATAAAATATATGCGATAGATATACCCAACAAATACACTGAAACATTTTCTATTTTATATTTTTTAGGTTCTTCTTCAGTTGAGGTAAGAACGGCTTGTGAAAAATAAAAGACATGTCTTAAAACATTCAAACACGCCATTATAAACAACATTATCAATATTTTATTAAGTATATCTATTAGCATAATTTTATGTTTTTAATTAAGCTGTTTTAGCTGTTTTATTTTTTGCAGATACATCTTGTCTTAATGTTTGAGACAAAGTTCTGATTTCTTGTAATCCTTTTCTAAGTCTTACACCAGCAGCTTTGTTACCTTTTTCGTAAAATTTTACTGCATCATCTTCAATAGAAGCAATCAACGTTTTTAATTCTTCAAATTTTTCCATTTTTAGTTTTCTTTTTCGTTTTTGTTATTGTTATTTAATAAATTGCTAAACGTAGCAATAGCATTTTCAGTAGTTGAAATTCTGTATAATATAGATTTAGTCTCCAACATTTTAACATCAATAGACATATCTTTATTATTGATGATACGTTCTAAATCATCTTCCAATTTCAATTTGTCCATAGCCATATCAGACATGACTAAATTAAACAATCTTTCCGTATTCATAATTTTTTATTTTAAAACTAATGCATTTTTTCTAAAAATAAATAGTAAAACCTATTTTTTATTCATTTATCAATGATTTTTCAAAAATATTATAAACTTCAACTAACGTATCTATATCGGCTTGTGTTTTTGGTTTATCATATGTTAGTATGTTTTCCCATATTTTTAATATACCATTATCACTATAATTTTCTTGATGTTCTTTTCCATCATACATATAAAAAACTTCCAACATAAACTCTAAAAAATAGTTATATAATTTAGGGTTTTTGATATAAATACCTTCTTCTTTAAAATTATCGACAACACTATTCCAGCACCATCTAAAATGTTTTATTTGGTCCTCAACACTCATAAAATCATCACCTAAATATGTATCAAATACAAGTGATAACAATGATTGTACAAAATCATTATACAACTCGCATTTTTCATATATAATATTATTAGAAGCGTATATTACAGCAATACTTTCTTTGCTTATTTGATTATGAAGATATGCCAATAGACTAGTCTTATCAAATTTATTATCCATAATTATTTTTATTTTGAGGAATATAACACATATCCTCCAAAAATAAAGTTTATTTTATGTCTGTAGAGTTTAATAATGTGTAAGAGAATGAATTACCATGTATTTTAGAAGCTTTTTTAACTATACTCATAAACACATCAAAATCTTTTACTCTTTTAAAAACTTGACACCCAGCTGACCAGTTTTCAACCCATGTAGAATCTTGTCCAGCTTTATGTATGTTTATACCATACATACCTTCAGTTATTTTATCTTCATCGTATTCCAAATCAAAGTCAGAATCACGATAAACTTTTACATTACCATTTCTTTGACACAATGCATCATATTTACCTTGGTGTTTATCTATTTTCCAAACACCTCTATATTGGTTTGCAACTAATCTTGCACAACCACCTTTTACCCCCATTTTATTCCATTCTAACATTGATTTTTTACCTGGGTCTGTGGTCGCAGCCCATGCATAAAATTGCCATTCACCTTTTTCATCTTTAAATGAAATTGTCAACGTATCGTCAAAAGTGTTAGTAACTTTTTTACCAGTAGATGCGTTTCTAACACCTACGATGTTTACGTCATACGTTTTGTTAGCATCATCACTAAACCATTTGTAACCTTTTGCTTCTACGGCAGCTTTAATTTGTTCTCTTGTGTAACTCATAAAATTTATTTTTTATCTATTTTATCTGAGGCATATTTAACCCCCATTATTGTTCCTATTATACTAAAACTGTTTGTTAATAAAATACCAAACATATTCGCCCATGATGATTCTATTATTGTTGAATCACCACCAATTGTTATAATGTAAATATATATTGCTGTTGTTATTAACCCAACACCAATAATTATCGACAAAGCTATTTTGACTATTAACCCTATTAATTCAAATTGAGTTCTTTTTTGAAGTAAATCTAAATCATTTTCAGCTAATTTTTTCGCTTCTTCAGCTTGGTCTAACGCTATTTTTAATTCTTGATTAATTCTTTCGTTTTCTTCTTTTGCTTTTGTTAATTCAGTATTTTGTGCTTGTACTTGTTTTGTGATATTTAATCTTTTTCTTCGATTCTCATTATCATTTTCAATACATGTTTCTAAATACTTTTTAAATTCTACATCATCGGTATCTATAACTTTGGCAATATTTCCCTCTAAACCTATTTTTCTAGATTCATATAGTTTTAAAAGTTGTTCTATTGTCTTTTTATCGAAATTCACCATTATCTATAAACTCTAAATGACGTTTTACCGTTTTTATAATTTTCAAAATCTTTTCTAAATTCTTCTAGTCTAGGTTCAATATCATCAGATTTAACTATCCAAAATTGAGCTCCAGCCTTTACTGCTTTTGCTTGTTCTTCTGCTTCATCACTAGAAGATATGATACCTATAACCACGTGGTTACCGTATTCAAAATTAATTCTTCTAACTAATTCAATCCCATCAAAACTTGACCCTATGATGTTTAAGTCAACAAAAACACATTCTGGTCTATCATCTGTAGCATTATTTTCATACCACTTTTTAAACATTTTTTCAGCTTCATCTGCTGAAGAAACACTTTTTAGTGAAAGTGTAATATCTAGAAGACTGCAAGCGTCTTCAAAAACTAAGTGGAATAAATCTTCATCATCCACTAATAATATTGAATCTATCATAACTATTTAATTTTAATTTTCATTTTAGTTCCTATCTCATTTTTTTCACAACTTATTTTGAACTTATGTTCTTTTAATATTGCAATACAAATGTTTAACCCTAAACCAGTACCTGGTTCTTTTTGATTTTTGTTACGAGTATAAGGTTTTGAATATTCTTCGAATTGTTCTTGTGTTAGACCTCTACCATTGTCTTGTACGACCAATGTTTCTTCGTCTTCCATGTAGATACTAATCATTTTATTATTTGAATCATTGTATTTTAAACCATTTCTAATCAAGTTATCAATTGCTGTACAAAATAAAGATTCATTTACCTCGTGATTAGGTAAATTATCAATTTTAACTTGACTAAAATATGCTGTTGATTTTAAGAAATTAACCAATATTTCTTTAAGATTGTGATAATCTTTTGATAAAACTGCATCTTGTTTAACTAAGTTTGTAAATTCATAAACCCCTTTATAAACTTTTTGTGTATGTTTTAAACCTTCTTTCAACATTCTTAAAGGTGCTTCTAATTTAGTTTCTTCTACTATTTCTGGTGTTAATCTTCGCTCTAACGAACTAATACCTCTAGGGATATATGTATTTATACCAGAATGCATATCGTGTCTTAGAATCTTTGCAGCATGCTCTAAATAAGTATTCTTTTTGTTTAATTCATTTAACGATTCAAACAATTCACTAACATCTTGTCTAATCGATGTAAAACCCATTAGTTCACCAGTTTCATGGTTAAAATCAGCTTTGATATATGTGTCAACATAATATAGTTTTCCACTTTTGTTTTTATTGACCACTAATTCATGCCAAATCTTTTTATTCTTTACAGTAGTCTTATACATTTTACCCCAAAATTCTTTTGATTGAACGCCAGAATTAACTAAGTTATGGTCTTTACCTAAAAGTTCTCTTTTACTGTAACCACAAACTTCAATAAACTTTTTATTAACATATGTTATTTTACCATTTTTATCTGCTTTTGAAACCAACGCTGTTTCATTTATGAATTCTTCAAAATCAATCATATTTTGTTCAACAATTTTGTTTTCTTTAACAGAATACATAAATGCAAATAAAGATGATAACATCTCAGCAAAATTAACTTCTACTTTGTGCCATTCTTTAGTTTCAAATGATTCAATACAGATAACACCAATAACTTTACCTTTATAATAGATTGGAACATCTAACATAGAATTTATACCCAAAGGAATTAAATATGATTCTGTAAAACATCTTGTTGACTGATGAGTTCTCGCATCATTTGCTATTATAATAGGGTCAACTATAAGAGCATTAAAATAAGGTTCGTAATCTTTTTTGTGTAACGCAATATCACTATACCATTTGTCTTCAGCTTTAACATATAATTGTTTACAAATAATTGATGATTTATCTTCGTTGTATAACCATATTGAACATCTATCAGTATCAGTTGATATTGTCACCTCTTTTGTTAATAGTTTAGAACCATCAGTAATATTACCTTCATAAAATAATTGATTGTGTGATTGATGGATAAGAGTTTCATTTAATTTTTTAGCGTAGTAATTTAACTTTGTTGATTCTTTTCCTTTTCTGATAAACCCTCTTACGAAAAGAATAGCTGGTATGCTAAATAGAATTATTGATACGTAATTGAATATGGCAATTTCTTTGCATAGCGGTATAAAATCTAGCATAATGAAAGTATGCATTAAAATATAAAACACCATTATTGCAGAACCAATTCCGATATAAATTTTGTTAAGTTTATCCATTTTGTAACTTTAATAATAAATATTAAAAAAAACTGAAAAACCCCAGCCGTGGCCAGGGTTTTAAAGAATTTATTTGTATTATTTATTTAGTGAAATATAGGTCAGCTTCAGCTGTTCTTCTAGTAACTAAACCTTTAAGCGTTCTACCACCAGCTTTTGTCCACTTCATGAACTCAGCTCTAATAGTTTCATCGTTTGGATTTGCGTTAACTTTTTTCAATAATGTTGATGATTTTAAGTTTGCTGGTCCTAAATTGTAGCAAAAAGAAACCAATGCATCGAATTGATTTTGTGTTATTGTATCGACACAATATGAATCAACATATTGCTCAAATTTTGTTAACATAGATTTCAATAACTCAACACCTTCAGCTTCGGTCATTGCTTTATCTGTCATAGTAACTTTTTTACCGTTAGGGTAAAAGGTTGCGCCATATGCTATCGTAGGAATCCCAGCTGGACACTTATAAGGTTTTGCTCTGAAACCTTCAAATTTTTTGATTAATTCGATACCTTCTGTACCAGTTTTTGTAATTTTTTCCATTATAACTTTGTTTAATTATAAATATCCTTTAAATAAAAAAGGTACCCGTTTGAGTACCCTTTTTTTTATTTATATGAGTTAATTAATAACCTCTTAATCTTTCAATCTTGCGTTCAATAGCTTCAGCAGCTGCATAATCACCTTCTTCTTCAGCTCGTGATTGCATAGCTATTAAATTTTCTATTTCATCATCAATATCGTCTTCATATGTACCTTCTTTGTACATACCTTCTTCATACATACCTTCTTCTATTTCGACAGCACCAAACGCTGCTGGTGATGGTGATTGATAACCACTTTTATTTTTGGTTGGTCTTTTAAAATCAGCAGTTATCATTGGTATTAAAGTTTTATTAATATAATTAAATTTTGAATTATCTAATGATTCTAAATCACCTTTTACGACCTCAGCCCCTTCAACACCAACATGTATTAACACACCATCAACACCAAATAATACTCCATATTCATCATGTTTAGAAATATTACCAACTTTTAAAATAGCATCTTTAACTTCTGGGTTTAAATAACTTGAAAAACTTTTTATATGTCTGTTATATTTTGAAGTTTGGAATTTGTCGCCCTTTAAATCAGCAAGATTTTTTCTATCGTAAGCAACATCCGCAGCTTTTGATGCTAAACCAGTTGATATTTCGTCCATAGTTTCTTCCATCCATGATTCATTCATTGGTTCAAATTTGATACCGCCTAAAACAACACTTTCAGTCACTTCTTCTTTACCTTCAGTTTCTAATTTTGCTTTAGATTCTTTACCCATATGAACATGTTTTTTAGCTTCAGAAGCTTGAGGAACTTTTTTCTTTTCCCAATAGTTTTCTTCAGCACTAACATCTTCAATGTTTTTACCGCTAGATTTAGTTACAGTTGTTTCAACTTCTTCTTCTTTAACAACACCTTCATCTTCAACAGATTCTTTCATTGTTACATGTTTAGTAGCTTCTGGTGCATGTTTTTTAATTTTTTCAAATTCACCAGTTTTTGGTTTAGGTGCTTTAGTACCTTTTTCAGTAGATACTGAACCTTCAATATGTTTTTTAGCGTCAGCAGCTTGTGGTACACTGATTTCATCCCAGTTACCTTCTTTAGCGTCAGCATCTTCGATGTCTTCCATTTCCATCAAAGTTCTAGTTTTTTTCCAGATGTCAGTAAATTTAGCATTTTCATCTAATCTAGCTTTACCTTTAACAGTACCCAATGTTTCTTGAGATTTATAACCCATAAGGCGTTTCATCTTTTGCATATCTTCATTAACTAAGTTTTTGTCAGATGCCATTAATACAACAGCTTTACCTTCAGTTAATGAACCTTCCCAACGGATTTTGTAATTTTCAACACCGTCAGTCATTTCAAATACTTTATTATCTACTTTGTACGACTCTGGTATCATTTTAAGTGCGTTTCCTACACCTTTAAACTCGTTTTTGAATTTAAGTCTTTTCATTGTTTCTTTTATTTGTGGTTTATTGTTATCATTGTTTTCTGCAATAGCTGAGAATCTAGTCATGCTTAGACCTTTTCTACTTTCATTTTCAACATCATCACCAAAACTGTAGTTACCTTTTTCAGCAGCCATTCTTTTTTCAAATGATGATTCGATTGATTTAACTAAATTTTTACCAAAGTCTGGACCAGTAAAACCCATTTGTTCTGGTACTACATTAGCCCATTCTGGATTGTTACCCATTCTGCTTGAACCTTCGATTGCTTCTTTAGCTCTGTCTTTAAATTCAGTGATTGGGTCTCTATCATATTGAATCATCTCTTGACCATTCATGATTTCCATTTGTCTATGGTACTCAACTTCTTCGTTGTTTGAATAGTTAAATTTGTTTTCAACTTTAGTTGTTTCCATACCCTTCTTTAAAGATTTTTCATAGTCAGCCAAACCTTTATCTATCTCTTTAACACCTTTTTTGTTTTCCTCAGCAGATTTCTTTTTAACAGCATCAGTTACAGTAATACCTGGTGTTGCTGATTCTTCTTTAGCTTCATTAACAAATTTCTGTGTCAAATGTTTTTTTATTATATTTTTATCCATTTTTAGTCGATTTAATTATAAATATCTTAGTTTTTAATAAAGTTTGTTACTTGTTCTTTTTTGTTTCAATAATTCTTTTAACCTCAGCTATTGTTTTACCAGTTTGTTTAGCAATAGTTTCGTAAATTTTGTTTTCAGCTAATGAAGGTGCGTTTATACTACCTTTAGCTTTTCTTAATTTAACCACACCATCAACAGCACCACCACTACAACCAGTAGATGATGTTTTATTGTTAAGTTTTGTACAATCATTAAATTCAACAAATGCACCTCCAGCATATTGTGGTATTTTTTCACCTTTTGTTTTACCAACTTTTTTAAACTCACCGTTTCTACCTATTGGTAATGCGTTTGCATCGTATTGACCTATTGAACCTTCACCTTGTGTCGTTTCTTCTAATTTTCTTTTAACGTAACCCAATGGCGCACCATATTGATAGTTACCAGCTGTAGTTGTATTAGTACCACCCATAGCACTAGCAGTACCCATTTCATCTATACCACCAAACATGTTATATTGACCAATTGGTTTTTTAGGTTCAACTGGTAAAGTTTTACTAGTAACATCATCTTTAGTTTTAGGTTTTGGAGGGTTAGCTAACATATGTTTAAAATCAGCGTCTTCTTTGTCTCTTCTAAGTTGTTCCTTATCTTTTAAAACAGCCAATCTTTGTTTAATCAATTCTATTTCTTCTGGTGATTTTTCTTCATAACCTCTAGATTGTTGTTTGAAAGGTTTACCTAGAATATCATGCACGTCATTTTCATTAACACCAGATAATATTTCAGTAATTGTTTTATCTTTGTCGTATAATCCAAATAATTCAGCTTTAAGTTTATTGTCCATTTTAACTAAATAATAATCACCATAATCTTCATAACCATCTCCGATTTCATTTGGTTTTAAATAATCATTAGCATATACTGTTATTATATCAGAATAATCTTGTGGGTCAAAATTGCCATCCCAATTTTCATCACTAGTCATATTTGGCTCATCATCACTATAATCCCCATCCCATTCTTGACTCACCAAACCTAAACTATCAGCAATACTTGTCATGTTTTTTCTATCGATATGAGATTTCCAATCGGAAAACACATAACTATTACCTTTAGAATCTTTTAAAAAAGCTATTTCATTATTTGGTACCAATACAGTTTTTAATTCTTCTTTTGAAACATCATTCGTTTTTTTACTATAACTAGGTTCTGATTGATTAGCTGGATGATATGAAAGTTTATCGAACCAATCACCTTCCTCAATCCCTTCTTTACCACCAACCATTTCAGATAATACTTCTTCTAATTTTCGTTTAGCATCATCGGCAGACCCTAAAGATTTTGATAATTCGTATTTACCATCTTTTTTAATAATCATACCTTTAGATTCCAAAGACTCACATATGTCATCATAAGTTAAATCATGGTTAGCCCAAAATGGAGAAAACTCTTCACTTTTTCTGTAAAGATATTTAATAAGTTCAACAGTTTCATGTTTTAAATCAGAATCAGATTCTTTTAAAAAATCTTTAACGCCAGAACTATTAAAAGTTCCATTAAACGTTTTATCAACTTTTTTACTCATATCTGGTACAACTGGTGCTTTTACATTTTCGCTTATTAATTTAGCAATTTTTTTATATTGTTCTTGAGTGATTTTTATTTTTTTCATATCGATATTAATTATTTTTATTAGATAGATTATTAACCCATGTTGCTCTTTTTATCCAAAGAGTTTTATAAAGTTGTGTAAGCACATTTCTTGTAATATCAACAACTTTATCTTCCAATTCTTTTTCGTTTTTAATTCGGTCTTTAACAATCTTTTCAATTTTGTTTTTAAATTCAGCCGAATCCATATAAACTTTAATTTGTTTATTGACTTCAGTTTTTGTTAAATCCTCATTTATTTTGTTTTTCATGTGGGTTTTTTATATATAAATATAATAAATAAATAAAAAAAGCCCTAAACTTAGGGCTTTATTTAAATATAATATTAATATTATTTAATAATATAATGGCTAGGTGAAATAACAAGTTCACATTCTGAAAATGAACTATCAGCATAGTCTAACTTGCCAAAGTCAACAGATTTAATTAAACACCCAGTCATTATCCAATTTTCATATATGACACCATTTGGTTCTAAAATTTCAATTTTTAAATCAAAATATTTTTGATTAACACCCATATCCAATAATTTTTTGTTTATTTGATTTTGTAATGGTGATTTGAATTTCAACACTATATCTTCAATCTCATATTTTTTAAGATGTGTTTTAATACCCAAAACTTTTATATTATCAAATTTAATTTTAGGGCCAGTTATTGATGAGATGAAGAAAGGTTCAATACCTAATTCTTTTGGTAATATTAATAAAAATCTATTTTTTCTACCAAATTCTGGAACTGCTATATTTTTACCTAGATTAGGTATATTGTGGTTAGCACCGTTTTTAGTGTTAGATAACGCATCTTTTGTTTTTTCCAACAACGGATTTTTCTTACCAGTTAGTTCTTCATAATACGGATTAGGTTCACCAGTGTATGGGTCATACATTGGTATTTCCTTTTTCTTTTGTTCTACATACTCTTTAGGTAGTGGTTTAGACATAATCGCTTTTGGTGGTTGAGCTTGTCTTCTTGTTCTTTGTTTATAATTCTTTTTATTACCTTTTGTTGTACCTTCTTGTATTGGTTTTGATTCACTCATAAAACTATTCTTTTATTTTTATATTATTCATAACACTTATAGTATCTTTCATACATTCACTATACACTTTAGCATTGTAATAAGGTTTAAACTTTAATAAACCCCATAGATATTTCTTTTCCCAATCTTTGTATAAGAATGTTGTTATGTTATCTTTAAATTCTTTATTCGTAAATGATATTGAATCTTTTTTGATAAAACCAGAAAAATTATAACATTTCTCTTTTAAAGTAAAATAACTTTTCTCAGATACACTATCAGTTTTTAAAACAGTTGACGTGATTATAGAATCTCTAAATCTATATTTTGTATCTATTATATTGGTAATGTGTTTTGTTTTTATATTTAAAACCTTAGCTAATGAATCATACTTTGGGTATAATTCTTTTAATTCTTTAACAGTTAATTCTTGCTGCCTAGATTTATCTTTAATCAAAGCAACCATATTATTACTGAATCTTTTTCGTTCTTCTTTTTCGTTTTGATATAGTTTAAATAACCCAGCCAATGATGTAAATAATAACAAAACAACTATTACTAACCCTATTAATATTCTATTTTTTAACATATTAAATTTCTTTTCCTTTATCTAATTTTTCATCGTACAAATATTCTGTAGTACCAGCTATATCATCTCTAAGGTTATCTAAAAATCCTTGTAATTTTTTAATTATTTCATTTGGTTCATCACCTTCCACATTCTCAGTAGAGGTCAATACGTCTTTCTTGGATAGTGCCATAGTGAAAAACATACCAGAATCTTCGTATTGTAACGCTTCACCAGTAATAACTAAATCTTTATTTGGTGAAACATAAATACTAGTAACTTCAACGTTAGCAATATCTTCTAATTTTTTAGATAAATCTTTAACTCGTTGGTCATCTTTACCTAATAGAATATATGTATCATTCAATTTAATTAATGGTTCACGACCTTCGGTTGGTGATTTAGCTAATTTTTCTTCTGGTTCTGGTAGGTCATCACCTGGAGTTAATGGTGCTTGTTGTTGTACCAAATTGTTCATTGGTTCTTCAACTTCTTTAATTAATGATTTGTGACCACCTCTAATGATATCCATCATTTTTTTAGTCATGTCATGTTCATTGATGTTTTCTTTCATATCTTAATTTTTATTTTCTAATTTATTTTTAAAATCATCACAGTTCCAAGCTGGTGATACATCAAAAAAATGCTTTGCTATATTACTCTTGTATAACACCCCATTATAATCTGATATATTATCAATTTTTGTATTGTGCCCTATCACAGTTTTTGGTATAAAAAATTCATCACATAAACTATCTACTAATTCAACACAAGCATCAATTTGTTCTTGTGTATAAGTAGCCCATTTATTAAATCCTTTCCATAATTTACCAACGACTATACCATTATAAATATTACCTTTCCAATTATAAAATCGTTCATCTGGTAAATTTCTAGTCAACCAACCTTCATTTTCTAATAAAATCACAATTGATTTGGTATTTTGTTCTAATGTTGAAAAATATTTTGATTGAAAAGAAGGTTCAAAATGCTTATAAATAACACCAGCCGCATCTATTGTGAACGCAGCTGTTTTATTATATTTTCCATTATTTCTTTTATTCCATCCAATAACATGTTTCATTCCACTATTGTATGTGTTTCCTATAATTATTTGTTTTTTAATACATTCAATAGGTATATAATGTTTTTCTTCTAATTTATATGTTTGGTCATCTATATTCATTACCCACGTCTAAAAAATAATTTGTTATTATCACCATTTTTTATGATTTTATTAGAACCAATTCTTTCAATAGTGTTAGATGTTTTAGGATTTGGAATATCAACTGAAAACCCTCTGTTACTTTCTTTTATTTCTTTTATATCTTCTAAATTAACTTTTCCAGTTGGAATTACTGGTTCTTTTTTGTATACTGGAACTTCAACATTTTTTTCACTAACAGTTGTTGACTCATCATTTACAGTGTCATTTACAGTGTCATTTACAGTGTCATCAAGTTCTTCTTCAATTGGTATTATGATATCTTCTTGTTCCAAATCTTCAACCATTTGATTCATAACTTCACTCAATGCATGGTCTTCATCAAAGTTTACATCCTCATTCACAACTTCATTATTCGCTTTAATAACTTCTACAATAGTTGTTGGGGTTTCAGCAGATGGGGTAAAATTAGTTTTTGGTTCTAAAGGTGTTTGTTTACCTTCTAACTCAAATATTTTATTGGTTGCCAATACCAAAGCGATTGCTAATGGGTCAAATACAAATATAAGAAGCAAAATAAGATAGTTAACAACGTTAGCCATAGGTATACCAGTCAACTGTGAAATATATTTTAATGGACCAACTTCACCAGCAATGTCACTATTAGATTTGAGTTCAATAGATTTAACGTTGTACGCATTTACTGAATCAGACAATACAATGTTTTTAGCGTTAAGTGCATCTATTTCAGTATTTAATATTTGTATTTGTTTATCAGAACTTTCAATATCTTTTCTAGCGTTTCTTTGATTTCTATTATTGTTTGAATTATCTAACCTACTTTCTTGGTTCCCTCTTAAATTATTTAATTGGTCAACACGTTTTGTTTTAGTTTCAATAATTTTTGTATTATCAGCTATTGTCTTTTCAAACGATTGTTTCTTAGCATCTAATACCCCTAACTCTCCTTCGTGTATTTCTAATTTATTAGCTGTTGACTGATAAGCGTTTGATAAGAAACCATAGATACCAACAGATGTAATTATCATTAGTATAGTGACACTTATAGTCAAATAAATTTTTAACCCACCAGCCAATTTATTCCAATAAGTGTGTAAAGCTGTAGTCGTTACAACTTTACCTATTTCCAATGCAGATGCCATAACAATGACAGCCGTACTCGCACCAGCAAATAATTGACTCAAACCCCATATTGAGAAATACGCAGCACAACCAGCAACGGTAAGTGCTAAAATCAACATTATGTAACTAAATTTTATCTTCATACTCTTTGTTTTAAAATAAATATAATTAAACCAAAAAAGGGTTAGAAACCCTTTTTTATTCGTTAATTAAATCATACAAATCATGTGCGCTATGCCTTAATTTTCTTATAGCTTTTTCTTTGATTTGTCTAATTCTTTCTTTTGTCAATCCGTATCTTTCACCTATCGCTTCTAACGTCATCGCTTCACAATTAGTATCGATACCAAAATAACATTCAATAATTGTTCTTTCTCTTTCATCTAAAACAGATAATGTTTTATTTAACTCTGTTTTAATTCTATCATCGATTTCTATTTTATCTTCTTCTGGTACTTCACCAATAATCAAATCAATAAGTTCATCACCTTCCTCATTTATGTATTCATTTAGTGATGTACATCTAGTTGTTCTTAAAAAAGAAAAATCAGTTTCTTCATCTGAAAGTTCACCAGAACTAGGTTCTCTTTCATTAACGAACTCGAATTTAGATATTTCTTTATTTAATTTAGATATCTTACTGATAACGTTAGCTGGTAATCTAACCATTCTAGCATTGTCGTTAAGACTCTGTATTATAGATTGTTTAACCCACCATACAGCGTATGAAATGAATCTAAACCCTCTTTTATGGTCAAATCTAGTTGCAGCCTTGACCAATCCATAATTACCTTCACTAATCAAATCAGATAGCGGTAACCCTTTTCCTTGATATTCTTTAGCAATTGAAACAACAAACTTTAAATTCGCATTTACTAATGTCTCTATTGCTTTCTTATCACCATTTTTTATTCTCCTAGCTAACGAAGCCTCTTCTTTTGAAGACAAGGCCGTTGATTGTCTAATATCTTTAAAATATTTCGTTACACTTTCTTCGGAATCAAAATTTACAAATTTTTTGTTCATGAAAACTTTACATTTACTCTAATCTTGTTATCTTTAATCTCTTAAATATACTATAAATATCTAAAAAGTCAAGTATTTTAAGGGTTTATTTTACCAAAAGTGGTAATATTTTTTTATCGTAATCAGTTAAATTTTCAACACCTTTGTCAATAATACTATTCATTAGAGTTTCTTTCTCTTTAATAGTCATAGAATCAATTTCATCTTTTGTTAACTTTTTAGGTTTGATAACTGTTTTAACATCGATAGGTTTATCCGTTTTAATCTTTTTAGAATTTTCTTGGATAATCTTAGCATCTTCAATAGCACTCATTAAATCTGATGCTCTTTTATCCAATATACTCTTATCAGTTAAAAAACCAAATAATCCATCATGTATTTCTTTTTTAGTTATATTAAAACCAGAAATACTTAAATCAAAAACGAAATAACTTCTGTTATGTAATTTAAACCATTCGTTTAATTCATTTATTTTTAATGTTGATAAAAACGTAGCGATAACTATACCTTTAGCGTCTAATACGTTAGGTTTATCTTCACTTACTTTTTCTATCTCAAGAAACACATCTTTGGTGTCTCCCATGA